CGTACCTTCTTCATCGGATGCTGCAAATAAAATGGAACTCGGATTTCTATAACCATAGTCATAGACCACATAATGATTCCACCAATCAGGAATCTCAAAAGGCTTTACCATGTGATGCTCTTCACTAAACTCAGAATAAACTAATCCTGCGAAATCATCCCAACTACAGTAAACATAACGGTTAACCCATTGGTCTGGCATAGATAATAGATGCTTTACATAGTCTGCTGGTAAATGCGGGTTATCCGAATGGAGCTGAACCTCTGCATCCGTTTCTGGCGGGTCAATACCAGGTTGCCAAGTCATAGTCTCAATTAACCTGTAACCACCCATCTCCTTATTCTGCTTTTCCTTATGCCTTTTCCATCTTTTCCATACCCAATCATGCCCAGCAGGGTTACAAGTATGAAAACTACAACGCATAGCATTCTTCCTACGCATCTGACCAGAAGCTGCTATAAATGTCTGCTCACTCATCTCTTCCAACTGGTCAAAAGCAAACCATCCCAAGTTCATTGACTTAATACGCTGTATAGAGTCTCTGGAGTCATCTAATGCCATGTAAACAATCTTAGACCTGTTCTTGAAGATAATTTCTCGGTCTTGGGCGCGATGCTTCTGTATAAATCCCTGACCAAGATCGAGCAACTGGATCAATGTTGACTTCTTAAAAGCATCCAATACTTTCCTGCCCATTAAGCCCATATTCCCCTGAAATCCTGCACTCTGATGGATAGCTTCCATACACATAGCTTCTGTCTTACCAGTTCCAAGTGAACCTGCCATTAACTGATGTTTACTCCATCCAGTAAACAAATGATACTCTTCCTGATGATCTAAGGGCGCAGTTATGTTCCCCTCACCATCCCTATAAGATATATTTACGTCCACTAAGCCTGACTCTTATACCATAATTCCCAATCTAATGGGAGTTTGCCGTTCTTATCCAATTCAAATAACTCTAATGCAAATGTAGTAGCCTCTTCAGCTAAAGGTGGCGACAAACCATAAGATGTACGCAAAAACATAGAATATATGTCCCTGGGGGTCATATAAATATTACTTTTAATCGCGTCACGCTCTAAACGACTCAGTTTATCTTCATCTTTTTTAATATTGCTGCCCTATCCTTTGGAGAAGTTCCCGAAACCATCACATTCACCTGCGTATTCTGTTGGTTAACCCGATCACGGTACTTGCCAGGGTTATGCGCCTTTAACTGGAAAATACGCTCAGTTACATTCCCAGGCTTGCCCGCCTGAGTGTAAGAGAGCTTTTCGAGTTCATCCAAGCGTTCAGTCATAAATCCATCTTGTATTGCTTTGACCGCCTGCTGAAATGCAGGGTCAGCTTTCATTGCGAACCTAACTGATGCTGGGAAATAACCCATTTCTTTAGCTGCTGGAGTGATAAAACCGTTGTTGGCAACCAAATATGTCAAAAACTTGTTCTTTTTTGCAGTAAACCGAGTCTTTAAGCCAGTCTCCTCTTGATATTCTTTCAGGAAAGAACCCAGATATGGATTGTCCTGCACGTTTTTTGTAGCCTGCTTAATAACTTCGATCTTTGTTTTCTTAGCTTTTGCCATGTAAGTACAACGATAATATACACTTAGAGTTCCTACGAGTTCAACTACCATAACCAAAGTACGCTGAGTACGATAGCGTATCCTAAATAATAACAGGATATAGATTTTTACCGTACTCTGTAGAGAAGAAAAAAAGTCTTTTTGGTCATAAAATATGTCTGGTGTGCATAATACACCTATACGCATTTGCCCGAGCGCCTATGGGGGGGGGTGGGTTGGCTCGTCACTCTCTCGCTCTCGTCACTCCTTATATTATGCGGCAGTTTTCCCCGTCTCATTCATGCTTCATAACTACAGTAAAACCAGGTACTTACCATTCACCGATGTGATGTGCTATGTGTTACTATATATTATCATTCTTACTTATCGTTTGTTTTCGTTACTTTTAGTTAGTAATATCAATTAGCCCACGAGGGGCGAATATGAACAGGTTAACAGGAGAATGAATATGAGAATAATTGTAGACATAGATACATCAAACGCCGCATTTGAAGACGCATTTGAATATCAGATACGATCTATATTAAAAAAAGTAACCATAGCTATTACAGCGGATAATTTAGTGGCTAAACAAATTAACGACATGAACGGAAATAAGGTTGGGTCTTTTAGATGTCGGTTTAATGACTTGCCTGATAATGTAAAGTTATCATCAGCCCTCTAAACCCTTTTTTAATAAGAAAAGTTAGGGGTGGGGAATTACTCCACCCCTTCATAACAGGAGAACAAGAACATGATGAATTTGAGAAGTTTCACAGCATACAAAAACGGAAAAATTAGCCGTAAAGAGATGTTTCGCTACCAAGAACTGAAAGTAAAATTAATCGGATTAGACTCTTTTGTCGAAGTACAAGACACTAAAGACTGGAAAGAATTTAATAAACTTTCTTTAAAAATGACATAACACTAACCTTCATAACAGGAGAAATAAAACATGAGATTATATAAACTAACAATAAATGGGAAAAAAGATATTGTTCATTACGAACGATCATCCATTATGAATAGGATTAATGAAGTTTTAAAACAATGGATAAACGGCAATAAATACGGCTTTTCAGCTTGGACTAATAAACCAAAGCCAATATTTAAAATTATTACAAATAACTAACCCTTCAAAACAGGAGAAAACACAATGAAAATAAATAATACAAATATCACCATAAAAGAATTGACACATGAGATAGTACATCATGCGCAATTATTTAATGAAAATTATGATCCTGAATATCAAGATGAATATCAAGATATAAGATTGCAAGTTGTAGATGATTCATACATGGTTCATTGGGGTGACCCATCATTTGATACAGATCACAGAGGATTTTGGGGAGTTTCATCCTTATTTCCAAAGATGACTAAAAAAGAATGTTATTCCGTAGCTAAGGAATTAATAAGTGATGCTGCTGATAATTACTACAGCAGTATTTAATAACCAGGAGAAAACACAATGAATCTATTAACCAATACAAATAAAAAGATAAAAAAGACGGGCAAATTACACGGAGTAAAGTTATTTGAATTTAATCTACCCGCTATTGATTCTTGCCCATTTGCTAAAGATTGTATCTCATATTGTTATGCGCATAAGGGTACATACTTATATAAGAATGTACAGGATAAGTATAATTTTAATTTTGAGTTAACTAAAAAGACGAGTGAATTTATAAAACTTATTCAATCTGAATTGGTGAGCAAGAAAGTGCAATATGTGCGGATACATTCAAGCGGAGATTTCTATTCGTTAAAGTACCTTAAAACATGGGTAAAAATTGCAAAGAATAACCCTAATATAATTTTTTACGGGTATACTAAAAGTGTTCCATTCTTTAAACATATAACAGCACCCGATAATTTTGTCTTTTGTTTTTCTACGGGTGGCAAAAAGGATAACCTTATTAAAAATACGGATAAAAAAGCCGTCATATTTAAGAGTTTAGACGAGTTAAAAGTGAATGGTTACACTAACTGCACAGAAGATGATATGGCGATGATAACAACGGATAAAATAGGTTTGGTATATCATTAAAAATAGGAGAATGAGAATGAACAAAGCAGAACTAACTAAAAATAAGTATTTAACGAGTTTGTTTAATTCAATTCGTAGTGAATTAATAGAACTTGTAAGTAATGCGGAAAATAAGCCGTATACCACTCAAAATAACTATGGTAGGTACTTACCCTTATTAACCATGTTAAAAGGTCAAACAGGGTTAGATAACGCCACATATTTATTAATTATGGCGGGTGGTAATAAGCGTGGAATATTACAAGCTAAACAAATTTTAAATGATTAAACAAATAAAATAATTTTCTCCTAAAAAACAGGGGTGGAATTAAGAACTCCGCATGAGTTACCGCCCCTGTTCCTGTACTTAGGAGAATAATAAAAAGGAGAATGAAAAATGACTAACCTAATAGTTATAGTAATAATACTCATGGTCTTGCTTTTGTTACAAAGCAGAGCAGAGTTAACAAGAGAGCGCAAGAACTCTGATACTTGGAGAGAGAGTGCCTTAATGCTTAATCGGGAGTTATTGCAGCAAAAGGGAGGTGAGTTATGATAAGTGATTACATGGCATTTTTAGTGTTAATCGTTTGGTTGTGTGAATTTCTGTTAAGTTTTCAAAAAGGAGAGAATGATGAAATATAGCGAATGTTGTGGTTCACCGATTAAATTCCATAATATATGCAGCGAATGTGGAGAACATTGTGATGAACAGGAGGTTCTGAGCTTTAGTGAATGGCTTGAAATCAACCACAATCAAAACAATGGTTGGAAGTTGGATAAGAATGGGAATGTCAATGACCAGAATGAATTTGACGAACTCTACGAAGAATACACAAGCAGTTAACCCCAATGT